ATCCCAGACCTCCACCTGGATCAATAATATTTTGTGCATATCCTGTATATACAAATTGAGTTTGATTATTAAATCCTAAATGCACATTTAATTTAAACGAATGAAAATTAGCGTGGCTATGATAATAAACTGCTACTTTGTTTATCTCATTTGTTGAGCTTGCTGAGTCTCTATATATATCCTGAACTGATCCGTTATTATGGTACCAATTATCAAACCCCCAAGAATCATACATCTCAAACGCAATACATTCAGTTCCATTCTCATTATCTACAGGATTAGTAAACCCAGAAGGTTGCATAATGGATCCTCCAGGTACACGAGTCTTAGCTCTAAGAGCAAATGTTCTCTTCATATTTCCAACGCCCCATAGGTTATGTTTACAAAAATCATAACTTAGATGAGTTTCATTTTGCCTGTTACCAAAAGTTACACCATCAGAAGATTGTTGCCAAATAGAAAAGCCATCACCATTTATCGCATATTCAGTGTCTTCAAATTGCACCCAATCTATAGAATCAATAGTATCCCCACTCAGCATTGAGTCTAAAGGCAAGGCTGTAAAAAATGGAGTAGGCACTTCACTCAAACCACCAGTTGGCCCTGCAATGTACTGATCGTCTAGCCATTGGTGAGGAAAGGCAAGCCATGCAGATCCAAAGTTATCAAAATGTTTACCTCCATTTTCCCTCCCTCCTTGTATTGGAGCGTAATCAACACAGACTTTTTCGTTTGTAGTTTTTTCTAAATAATATATTTTATAAGCAACGCATAACTCTATAACTTCTGCAGGTATTGGAACGTCATTAATTCGTATTCCTAAAGGGTTAACAGTTTGCAATTGTTGTGTATTAAAATCAACAGAATTTCCCATAAACCCGGATTCAGCAAAAGCAGCATTTGTAGGAAAATGATGATGCCTAACTTTCTCACCGTGTAAGTCTATAGATCCTGGAACCTGATTACCATTACCAAACGTATCAACTTTCCACTCTTCAAAATTACCTGCATAATTACCATCTATATCTACATCATTAGCTAGATCAGGATATGTTTCAGTTTGATTTTCCCAATAACCAAAACCCCTCCTGTTACCAATAGTATAATTAGTTCCAGCGTAAGTGTCAGTAAAATAAAATAGACTTTGACTTCCTAAATGTGGTATTTGACTCATCCAAGAGTGGTCATCACCACCTGTTGATTGTGTTTGTGTAGTAACTAGTTCATTTTCATACATTCCTCCATTCGCAGTCCAAATTCCATCTACATACCATCTCCACGTGGGCGTAGCTCTCCTGCCTGGTATATGATAAGCAACGCTTTCTGTACCATCTTTCATTACCCAAGTAATGTAAAATGCATACACCTCCCCTCTTTTATATCCTTTTAATGTACTAGCATAGCGATTACTTTTTAAAGCAAATCTATCCATAGGTATACCAGTGTCATATATTAAGTGCCATATTGACGTCGTTCCAGTATCTGCATTATGATCAGGGTTTACTTGAGCTTTGTGTATTTTTATATGATTTGCATATTTTTGATACCCAATATCAGTTCTGTTTTTTTCTAAATTTCCCCAATATAATACGTCATCTACTTGCGCAACTGATTTTGCTTTAGTGTAAGCTTCTTTAGGAACTTGAACAGCACCTATTATTTCTGATGCAGATTGTTCTAATCCTGTAAAGTATACGTATGTTAAACCTCCAACTGCGGTATTAATCTGTACTTTATCAAGAGTAATTGCATCTTGAATATTATCTACTACTCTTATAATACAAGGTTGAATAAATTTATAATCTAAATCTAATTCACGCACAGACCATCTAATAGCTTTAGATGTTCCTATACCTCCCGCACCTCCATTATATACACCATCACTTAAAAGGTTAGCGCCTCCCCAAGAATTTGTAGGTTCCATTGCAGCAGATTCATTCTCATCATTTATATATATAGGATTACCTATCTCTAAATATGAAGTTACAGCCCCATCTTCTGTCATGTATGCGACAGCTAACTGATAAGTCCCTAGTTTAAGAGCACCTCCATTAGACATTATATTATCTAGTAGTACAATAGGATACGATTTTATTTGAGGAAACAAATTAAAAAGATCTAAATTATATGGAGATGTAGGAATGTTACTAAGATTCATATATCTTGGAACATTCTTATCATCAGTCCAATATATTGAAACTTCTCCTGTTGAGTTAATTTTATATTCTCCTTCTATAGGAAACCCACTACTAAAGTTAAACTTCTCTATTGATGCGACGTCGTTTACAAGAGTAGTATACATATGATCTAAACCTATTTTACCTATTTCAGAAACGCCTGTACCACTAACAGAAAATATAACAAACTTTGTTTGAGAAGCTAAATCATAAACAACTACTGACCCAATAACTTCAAGCGCACTGGGGAGGTCTACATAATTTATAGTACCTGCTTCATTTGAAATAGCACCTATATCTCTACCCGTAGTAGCATTTAACGCATACCTGTACGTACCAGGTATTTGATCTATAGGGTTTAAATCCCTATTGATACCTTGAATAAGTTTTTGTTGCCTTTTACCTTTCTTTTCCTCTGCCATATTAGTCTCTTGCTAAGTCTTCTCGTTTATTTATGTCTCTAAAGTTATTGTCAAATCTATTCATATTAGGAACTAATCTAACCCATTGATTTAAGAAAGATTCATATCCTGCAATATCAGGGAAATTAGCATTATTTCTAGCTTGTGTGCAATAGTACTTCCATTGCTCTTCAGCAACTTGATATGTCATGCCATTATGATTAGGCGCGTACCCCCCTAATAATAGTTTTTTATATATATACCAAAACAAAGCTTCTGAAAAACTAATGTCATCTGGTATTAAAGGATAGCAATCTTCGTCTAAAGGAAAAGCTGTGTAGCTTAAACATAACTTCCCATCTTTAAAAGATGTTTTAATTAAATTATTTTCTATTACATAAGATTCTGAAAAATCAGAAAATTCATTATCACATCCTAAAGAGTGTATATCTTTTCTAAATGTAGGTCTTCCATATGATAAAGTTTTAAGATTACTAGAATTTGTATCAGCAAAATATATCCCACTAAGAATTGCTACTTGATTATTTAAATCTCTTAACTCGTGATTTAAATCTTGATTAGGGTTAACAGCTAATTTGTCATTAAGTACTTTTATTTTAGCAAGTACAGAATCAAGTTCAGTTGTTGTATTAGAAGATATACCAACATTAATAGAAACTTGATTTACATAATATAAGTCAGCTGGCATAGCAACTTTATAATCCGTCACTGTTAAAATTGTATTCTTCGTAACTAGTTGAGGACTTGCTCCTATATGCTCTAAAGCTTCACCTATCCACTCAACAGCATCATCAGTCCAATTATCATTAGTAGGTTTTAAATCTCTAAATACTTTTCTAATTATTGATTGAGAAGACTTATTTTTATAAATCATATTTAATTCTTTTTAAATGTTAAATAAGCTAAATCATCTTGCTTAAGTAAAGTTGTTAATTTTTCTTTATTACCTTTAACTCCTCTAGTAGGCACAAACTTATATACAGATTTGTTAGGTATTTTACATTTACCTTTATGCCAAGCATATCTATAAAAATCTTTATCTGTATAATATATATACCATTTAGTTCCCTCCTTAGTTTTATTGTCATATAATTTAACACCTTTTTTTAAAAGCTCTTTCTTATACGTATTAGACTCACCCCAATCTATAGTAGGTTTAGAGTTATTTCTTTCAACTCTTTTAATACTTATAGATGACAAGTTGTTACCTAAGTTAACTTTGTTTCCTTTTAATATATACTCAATAACTTTAATATTAAATTCAGAGCATATAGACCTAAACAACTGATTGTCAATCGGCTCACTTTTCTGAGCTTTATAGTCTTTATATATGTCATCTAATAAATAATTCATTATTGTTTTCCGCTAGATTGTGGTGGTATTTGACCTGGACTATCTTGTGCAGCATCATTTGTAGTGTCACTATTTGTCGTGACAAGCATTTTCATCTCTCCATTAAGTATTCCAGCAGTTAACATTTGAAGCATATCCATTGGTAAAGGGTATTCTGAGTTATCATCATAACACACTTCTCCCTCACAACTACTATATATATTTAATTTTTCAGGATCTTCAAAAATACCCCTTACATTAATCATACCATCTGCATCTGCGTTATACAAATAAAGATAATTTTCTAAAATATATACTTTCTTTTTATCATGAGTATATTTATCCCACGGTAAAAATTGAACCATGTGAGGTTCTACTATTTGATAACTTCTTAACCCCGTTATATCTCCTGCATATGTAATTGCGTCATTGAAATTTAGCCTCACAAATTTAGGTAGGGGCATTTTAGTTCTGAATACATCACAACTAGTTTTGAGATTGCAACATTTAGAAGCATCTATCTTTTCTAATTCTAAACACTTTAAGTCTTGTTCAACTCCATTAGAAACAAATCCGTGTTTAGCCATGTCTCTTCTAATCATCATAGCTCTATAATACTTTATAGTAAATTTAACTTGATCTAAAGAAATGTGGTCATTGTGATTTGACCTGCCTCCTCGATAAGTATTTAAAATATTGTATGCAATCTCATTTAATGTCATAATTTTTAAACGTTAGTTTGTAAATATCCTTCGTATCCTCGTAGTTTATTCCAAATATGTGCTTGTCCCGTACGTTTAGCTTCGTACCCCATCATTTTATGCCATTCATCATTACCACAAATAGAAGGAATAAATCTAACTTTAATCCCTCTGTACTCATTAACCATCTCTTTATGCAAGTGACCACAATGAACTTCCCTGTGAGTAGTTTGCGCAAACATTTCAGGTTGCTCTGTAGCCATAATTAATGGCATCTCTGCTTTTTTCTCTTTGTCTCCGTGTGTAAACATAATCATATTTGTTCCGTATTTATAATATTTTCTAGAGTCATAGTTATTATCTATTGTAACTCCTTCATCATTTATATAAAAAGCTCTTAAGAACTCTCCTGAATAAAACATTCTTTCATAGTCATGATTACCTTGTATAACAATCACATCTACAGGAGCTGTTTTGGCTAAAAAGTTTATTGCTCGTACCATTAAATTACAATACCCAATGAACGTTTCTTGCCATCCCGCGGAGTCGTGTTGAGATGTTCCTTTAGTAGTAGCTCTCGAATACCCTTCTGAATTCATACCGTCATTACCTATAGGTAAAAGAATTCTTTCTATCTTCAAGCCTGATGCTTTATTCATAAGATCTTTTATAGTATCCATATAAACATTTTCAGCTTGATCTAAAGTTTGACCATCTAGTTTGCCATAATGTATATCTGGTAAAGATATCTCATACACTATAGGGTCTTCTACCGCCTCATACTTTCTCTCAACTTTAGGACTATACTTTTTAAGAGCTTCTAGAATTTCTTCTTTAACTTCTTTCATTATATTATCCTCTCCTTTTGTAACTACAGAAAATCTATTATCTCCTTTAATTGTCTGCCAAAACTTTACAGACTTAACATCATCTTCTGCTATCCCGTTACTGTCTAAGAACTCTTTGAACTCATTGATTTCAGACTTACTTATATTATCTAAATCAAAGTCGTTTCCTTTTGCTTCTATCCTACCTTCTCTTAGTGCGTGCCCACATGCTTCAACACTGCAGTCTAAGCGTTCAGAAAGACGTTCAGCACCTTCTTTAAGGTAGCCAGGCCTGTCTTTCAAAAAGGCCTTGATTTCATCTTTTGTCATATATATATTTAGTTAGTTACTACTTTTTGGCTTTTTCAAGTGAGCGACCACCAAAGTATGCACCAATCACAGTTATCAATACTAATTGTAATAGGTCTGTCCATTTTGCTTCGACGACAAAGTTAATAACTCCTGCGTCAATAAAGATTAATAATACAGTACTTATCACTAAAAATATTAACACTAATAGTCTAACATTTTTACTCAACCAAGAATCAGACTTCATATCTGCTGACCATCTTGAAGAAATTTCCTTCTCCATGGTAGTCTCATAGTTAGCTATTAACTCTTTTATTTTTAATTCAGCGGCCAGTTTTTCTTCTTTTGTGGTGTGTAAGTTGTCTATAACTCCACCAACACTCTTCACTAATTCACCTGCTCCTGCTGAAAATATTTTTCCTAATATACTCATGTTATTTTATTTAATTGTTATTCACAAGGATCTGATTTATGCTGACATCGGCCTATTTCACTACACCAATAATAATCTGTTTCACACTCTTGTTCTTCTTTTAATGTTTCTTTATCACTAATAACTTTTTCTTCTCTTTGTACTTTTTCAGTTGCTTCATATCCATCGTTATATGTAACTATCTCTGAGTACTGCTCATCAAGAATAGTATCTTCTGTATACGCTTCTTCCTCTTTAATTACTTCTGGACTTAGTACTGGAGTTATGTTTGCTAGTTCTGGCTTCTTAAGTATTTCCGATGCTAGTTTTTTCCTTTCTTTATTTTCAATTATTAATAGTTCTTGGTTTATTAAATACCCTTCTATCATAGACGTTACATCTACAGTACCACCCACAGTTTCAATACTTATATTTATATCAGTCCCAGCAGGAAATAGATAAGGCGCATCAAAACTTAAAGCTGGTTCATTTTGAGACTCAAACGTATTTGGTATTCTACCTTTATATACAATTTGTAGCGCTCCTTGTATTCCAGCTTTCAAACTCCAGTTACATATTTGCAACACATCTGTATGTAGCTTAATACTATTTATGTACAAGCTGTGTGCCCTAGGCACTGTATAATGAGAACTTAACATTTTTCCTTCTTCTGCTAGAATCTTAGCGTAAATATACTGAGTAGCTATTGGAACTCCTGAAGAAACAAAATCATTTATATCTATTATATTATATTGTCTAACACCGTCTAAAGCTGTAACATAAATATCTCCTTGATTTTTTAACAACCTTCCAGTTGTACATACTTTTATGTCATTTATTCTCCTATAATGATTAACTAATTTTATAGGAGTTTGCCCAGACAATCTAACTTTTTCTGTGCTAATACCATAAGAAGATGTAAGTCCTGTAATTCTAACTTCTATAGCTCCTTTGTCTCCATGCCTATCTTCAACTACTTCTTCTCTCTCATCATAATCTCCATAGCCTGTATCAAGAATACTGGAACTAGATATAAAATATATCCTAGTGTATACACTATCATTAGTTAAAACCTTAGGCACGCTAATAGGAAACGTATAATCCCCATTACCATTAAGACCTAATCCACTACAAACATTTTCAGGGTCTGTACTAGTTGTTATCTCCGGATTATATCCAATCCTACAAAATTTAGTTTTATACACTGCCATATATTACATGCTTCTATGTTCGTAAATAGTTCTACCGTTCTTCTTTAGTGCTACTGTTAGCTTCTTTCTATTTGGACGATGAGTTACATAACTTACATGTATCCAATTAGGATTATTATCATCACCAAACTCCCATATAAGCTGATCAAAAATTAAATTGTCTTTTATATAATGATACATTTCAGCATTTGTTTTATATTTAAACGTATCATCTAAATCTAAAGCTTGACCTTTCATATGTTGAGAATTCTTAGATCCACCTATTGCTGTATTAACAGGTTCTCCTCTAAACATACTAGTAATTTTTATTGGACCTCCCACCCATTCTCTCAATGGTTCAAACAAGTGTTCAGCTATTTCATGCATGCACTTCAATTGCTCTGGCCCAGGTGTGTTATCTAAACCTCTTCTTAGAGCAGTATTACTGTGCATACCTTCTTTGTAACTTATATGTGGACTTATCTTTTTCATACCTCTATGAGAATATACCATACTCCACAATAGTATTTGCAGTTTGTGCGTGTACTTTAATATCTGCTGCAGTAGACCAAGGCAACCATGCCCACTCTCCACCTTGTATGATCAAATGATCACCAGTTGAAAAAGTTACATATAAGTAGTTACCAGCTGTAGTGTCGCAGTTTCTTAAATATACATATGTACCTGTAGAATATTCACCGTTAACTGCAAGTACTGTTGCTGCGCCCGCAGACGTGCCTGCAATATCTTTTCTTTGTACACCACCTTCAGTAACAGTTAAAGAGTTAGTTGTCTCTGAAGACAAACTATCTGTAGTTAAATCAGTAGATGTTAAAATTAATTTTGCTTTTAATGTTGCCATTTTTATTTATTTTTAATTGTTAATAATTATTTTTACTACGCTTCAAATATTGCATACTCTATTATAGGTGTTCCTGATGCTGCATCTACCCAAAGATAATCGTTTTCTCCATAAGGAAAGAACATCCATTCGTTTGGACCTAACACTGCAAATGCTGACCCAACAGAACCACTACTGTCTTCTTTTATTACTATTTTTTCTGCTGCGTCAGTACTTAAATTTTTAAGATAAACATATGCTTTCTTGTCTGTAGAGTCCAAAACACCTACTGGTATCTTAGAATCTGTTGTGCTTGTTGTGTATCTTCCTATTGCTTGCTCATCTCCAGTTGCTAGTAAGCTTGCTGTCTGATTGATACTTAAGGAATCTGTATGCCAGTCTGTGCTGGTTAACGTTAATCTTGCTGATAATTTTGCCATAATTTCTATTTTTATTATTTGTTATTAATTTTTACTTGTCTAGTCACACTTCCATCATCATATATATATAATATAATTTGATTCTTAATATCAACTACAGGCCTACCTAATAAATCTGTAGTCATTATTAAATTTTTATTTTCTGCTCGTTTAGGTAACGAAGTGATCCAATTACTTGAGCAATGTTCATATGTTAATTGACAGATATTGTCCCATTCATTAGCACAGCAATACTCATCTACTTCTATAGTCCAAGCGTAGCAGGCGTCATTTAACCAATAAGGTAAACCAGGACCAGTAATACAACCAGCATCATAGAGACAGCTAAGACTGTCAGACGTATTAGCAATTGGATTAAAGTTATAGGCTCCTTGGTCCATACAACCTTGAACCACAGATATACATGAATTATTTTCAGTATTAGCCAGCGAATCATAGTTAATAGCAGTACTGTCAGTACAACCATAAATGTAAGCGATACAACTAAAGTCTTCTGTATTAGCTGTTGGATTGTAATTAAGGGCACTTGGATCAGTGCAACCATAAGTAAAAGTAACGCAAGTATTATTATCGACATTGGCTAAGGGATTAAAATTAAACATTATACTATCAGTACATCCATATATAGGAAGCACACAACTAAAATCATCTGTATTACAGCTATCACAGAAGTTTAAGGCTATTGGATTTGTACACCCTAACAGTACTCCTATACATGTAGAGTTATCTGTATTTGCTAATGGGTCGTAATTAAATGCTGCTGTGTCCATACACCCATAAAGATAAGGTATGCATGAATTATTATCTGTGTTGGCCGTTGGGTCATAATTAAATTGAGACGCATCCATACATCCAAGTATAACTGGAAGACAAGAGGTATCCTCAACATTAGCTAAAACATTATAATTAAATGCTAAAGGGTCTGTGCATCCATAAACAACTCCAATACAACTACCATCATCAGTATTTGCTAGTGAGTCGTAATTAAATGCTAATTGGCTCATACAACCATATATTATAGCAATACAAGTGTCTGGAACATTAGCGTTAGGATTGTAGTTAAATGCTAAAGGCTGCATACACCCTGTTACAATTGCTATACATGAGCCAGTAAGCTCTGTGTTAGCTAAAGGATTGTAGTTAAGCGCTAGCGGATTCATACATCCTAAAATAACTAAAGTGCTACAAGATCCATTATCATAATCATAATTAGCGCTGTATTCTAAATAAACAGGATTTGTACACCCTGGATTGTAATAGCAACTAACATCATCTGTGTTTGCTAAACTATCATAGTTAATAGCTGTTGGGTATGTACATCCAAATATCTTTTCAATACATAAATTACCACAATAAGTTGATGTTTTATATTTAAACAAAGGCTGTATAAAAGGAGCTAATACTTCTATCATTATATCTCCTAAAGGATTTGTTAATTTAAATCCACAATGAGAAGCTGTTAAAGAAGCTTGTTGTGAAATGTAAAACTTAAACTCGACCTCCATTGGTGAGTTTAGATTTATTATAAAGTCTTGTGTATATAAAGCAGTATCTATAGTATAGTACCACGTATTAGTATCTTGTTTGACTTCTAAGTACGATGATTGCCATCCATCGCCTATCAGATCATTGAGTGTTAGTATATAATCACAATTAGGTATCAATGCCATTGTATTAGCTACTGGGTCATAGTTATACATACTATCGTCTACACATCCAAATACTTTTAAAGTATTACATGAACCGTCGTCTGTATCAGCTAAAGGGTTAAACTCTACATACATGTGATCCATGCAGCCCATGACGGGTGGGCAAGCATCAGATACAAAAAAGTGCATTGAATCATTACCAAAAGCAGGATCTGTACCAAACACAAGAGTGTCATTACATTGTTTAACATAATAAGATCCATCTAAACCGCCCCACATAGCCCCATTTAATCCATCACCATAACTATCATATATTGTAAATACTAAATTACCTTCTGGCAACATAACAGGTATTACCATAGACTGATAATTAACAGCACTATAATAAGGTCCATCAGAAGCAACTATAGTTCCAGTCGTATCTTTTATATCCCAAGATGTTTCTGACATATATTGATCTAAATAAATATGTACAGACGATGGAACTTGTCCAAATACAGTAAGTGGTAATAATAGTAATAATAGTAGTTTCTTCATTTTAAAAATCACTCATTAGTTGGTTATCAATTTCTTCTTGTACTTCTTCTTTTGTAGCTACCATCTTAAAACTTAAATCAGCTTGGAACCTAGCTACTTCAACTCCATCTTTAAATATTATAATAGTAGGTATAACTGCTATCTTATGTTTCTTTTGCAGCTCCGTGTCTTTACTTACATCTATATATGCAGCTGTTTGAATATCTGTAAGGTCATATGCCCACTCTACTTTATTACTCTCGTTCCACCCTGCATTAAATACTGCTATAGACATCTGCCCATACGACGCATTACTAAGTAACATAAAAAATATTATTAACATATACATACCAAATATTTTCCAAGTTACATCAGGCTTTTCCATTATCTGTTATATAATTTATCCTCTATTCTTTCAAGAGTCTTTTTCATTTCGTCTACATCTGATTTTGTATCCATAATAGTCTGCCTAATCATTTTATCTTTCATATCAAACTCCATACGAGTAACTTCTGGGTCTGGTGGTACTGGCATTTCCATAGCCCTTGCTATATCAGCTTGCAGCATAAACCACATACTAACTAGTGTAAATATTAACGCTGCAATTCCTCCTAATGTTTTTATACTTAACTTTAAGGTTGTATCTTCGTTTAGTTCTTTGTCCATTATTTTTTACATTTTACAGGACACCATCCTAAACATACTTTACCAAACGTTATTGCCTTAACAGCCTTACATATAAATTTCTTCATTTTTTTATTTTTAAAATATTATATAATTTACTCCTAGTTTAAAGTCATACCACTCTCTATTCCAATACTTATTATATTTGCCCTCTACAAAGTATCCTAAATTTTTATTTACCTTTATACCATATATTAATCCTGCAGAATAATCATACCATTGATCCTCTGTTATGTAATTATGGTAAGAGAACTCACTGCCATCATTGTAGTGGTACGGCATTAAATTGCCCCATGCGTGCAACCATGTGTTTTTCTTATATTTATAATAATCAAACCCAAACACTAAAGAGTGTTGAATTATCTTTTTTAACTCGCCCCTTTTCTTTTCTGTATACTCTGCTAGAACTTGAGGTATAACTACTTCTTTCCATACTTCAGCACTATTAGCAACTATATTTCCACTAGGATCAGTATATTCATTCGCATATAAATCATAACTATATCCTTCTTCTATAGCTAAATGCGTATAATGTAAACTACCATTATCCAACAACCACTCTGCTAAAGGATCATATCCATAAGGCTCAGCAAGTCTATGTGCTGCGCCTATGCTAAAAGACAAGTCTGAGTTTTTCTTAACTCTATATCTTTCTGACAATTCAAAATATTCTATATCTGCAAATCCGTCTTTTAAATATTCTACTTTAGCAGCAAATTGATTAACACAATAAGGACCATCACATGCGTCGTCAGAGCTATATCTAATAAAATGATGTTGATCTATATAGTCAACTCCTTGTTGCCTAGCATAATCGATTTCAAATAAATATTCAAATCCTTGTACTTTACCAACTGTAGCTGCATCACTGTAGTTAGACTCAGTACCGTCATAAAAAGTATTAGCTTTATTTTCATATCCAAATCTAGCTATCTTTCGTATACCAAATGTAATAGAGTAATCATAAGGAGTGTTTATAACACCTTCTTCTAATTGCCCTGAAGTAATAGCAAATGTAGATCTAGGAGATAACGATGTTCCACCGTTAACTGCTCCATACACAGTAGAAAATTTTAATTGTTTTTTAAACTCAGATTTAAAATCAAAATCTATTTGAGCATTAACTGTAAAGCTAATTAAAAGGATTAATAAAATATTTAGAATTTTGTTCATTACCCTGATACTTTCACTGCTCCACTACTATTCCATAATTGACCAGCACTTCCTGGATCCCTGGTTGGTAATGAATCTCCCATTGTGTTTGGTAATAGAAGCTCAGCACTTATTACATATCTTCTTAACTCATCTATATCTTCTTGCATTTGTTGCATTTGATATAGCATGGCTGCTTCAGCAGGATAAGCTTCTAATGTAGTGTGATTTCCAGCGTCAAATTTAGCTTTCATTGCGGCTTTTATATCGCCTGATCTTGAATGTATTGCTTCTTGTTTTTTACTTGCTAATGCCATATTGTTTTTATATTAATGCTAAGGTTACTGTAGCTCCATATATGAGAATATTTGCTGCTCCAGGAGTACATTTAATTACTAAATCTTGAGTTGCTGATGAAGGTATGTTTGTTATTGCTTGGTTTGTGTTGAACGTAGCGTTTGTTGATGCGACCGCATTTGTAGAACCAGTTTGGTAGTTAAATGGTGAGATAACTGCGGCGTTAGAAGTATTAGCACTTGCGTGTACTTGAACGTATGTTACTTTGAATAGTGGTGGTATTTCCACAAATGCGTAGAAATCATCAGTAGTACCGTGCCCCCTAACTGCTAGCGTATTAGCTACAGCGTCATGAACATACGCCGGTCTTCCAGTATCAGGATTGTTCTTAAACTCATTAGGAAATACTTTTATTGTTAGTGATTGAGTTTTAATGTGGTTACCTTCTATTGAAGCTGCTCCAGCTGCAACTCTTTCAAAAGTACAGTCAGGCTCTTCTAAACTGATTGACCCAGTAGTTGTTACAACACCAGTTATATTTGTATTACCTTCTAATTCAATTGTAGTGGCAGCATCTAAAGTTAAAACAGTACCTTCTATATCAACAGTTGTCCCTGAAGTAATAGTTGATGCTCCTGTAACATCTATATCTAAGACACCTGCGTCTATATCAACTATAGACCCAGCATTTGCATCAGCATCTAAATGAAAAGCAACTCCTGCTAAATGTTCAGTAATTATACGGACGTCACTAGCAGATCCTTGAGACATTATTGTTGTTTGACCCCCAGAATCAAAGTACTGTGCTCCTACTGATGTAATGGCTGTTGCTCCCGCTACATCTACGTCTAGCCCTCCCGCAGTAGCATTTATATCTATTGCGTTAGTTCCTGTTCCTGCAGAGTTAATTGATAGTACTTGCGCTCCTCCTCCAACTACCGCTAAAGAAAGATCTTTACCAGATCCTGTAACGTGTATGTTAGAGTCATCTGTACCATCTATAGATATAGTAGTTCCATCTAACGATGCAGCTCCTAGTGCATTTAAATCTAAAATACCAGCATCGATTTTAACTTCTGAGCCAGCGTCAGCAT